CACCAGAACCATCGTCAGTAAGTATTTGATTGTTAGAACCAGATGTAGATGCACCACTGCCACCGATTTCAACCATTTCATTACCATCACGTATGTACAGTTTGTTAGCACTGTAATCATACGCTAATTCATACTGAGTGAAATCACTATAAGTAGGTGTACCAGACCCACGTCTTATTAATATAGTATTAGCCATTTATATCCTTATGAGTAGGTTCCGCCATTAATGGTAGCTCCATCAATGGTAGTAGCTTCTAATGTCCCTAAAACTAATGTTCCTGCAGTACCTGAATAATCACCACTTGAAACACTTGCTGCAGTAAGCATTGTAAATTTATTTACATTTTCATCCCATCCCATAAATCCTAACAAAGCTTCACCACCTGGATTTGCATCCGTAGATTTAAAGTATCTAAACTCTACACCTCTATCAAATCCATCATCTGAACTAGGTGCAGTGTCTCCACCTAGAGTCAAAACAACATCATCTATTGTTACTGTTGTAGAATTTACAGTAGTTGTACTACCTGTAACTGTTAAATTACCACCAACTGAAAAGTTTCCAGAACTTCCACAATTACCTGGAAGAGTAATATTATCTGCTATTTTAGCTGCTGTAACTGCATCGTTTACAAGTTCAGAAGTATCTACAGAATTATCTTTCATTTTTGCATTAGATACAGAATTAGTTCCTAAAGCTGTTTCATCTACTGCTCCAGCTCTAATTACATCGCTAGTAACTGCTTCAGTACCATTTGTGCTTTTTAAATGTCCAGCTACTACCTGCCCTATAGCAATATGTTCTTGGTCTATAGAACCAGCTGCTAAATGTGCACTATCAACAGCATCATCAGCTATCTTAGCTCCAGTAACTGCGTCATCTGCTAATCTAGCAGTATTTACAGCACTATCTGCTAAATGGTCAGTAGTTACTGCGTCATCTGCTATTTTAGCACTAGTCACTGCATCAGCGTTTATTTTTGCTGTAGTTACTGCATTATTAGCTAAATGCGTCTCTGCTACTGCTGCAGATGCTAACTCTGTACTGCCAATAGCATTTCCTTTTATTGAAGTAAACCCAGAACTAACCGTAAAATGATTAGTTTGAAAACTTGCTTTACCTAAAGTACTTGCACCGATATTTGCTGCTGCAGTTGCAACAGGTATTCCTGCTGTAATATTATTAGTAATATCTTCTATTTGCGCAGTTCCATTTGATGCTTTACCACCCACATAAAGTTTACCACCTGCACCATTATTATTATTATATGCTATTTCACCATACGCCAGTGAACTTGGTGCTCCTGTACCTGTATGGGAATTTCTTTTTATTTGTATTGTATTAGCCATTAGTATTGTCCCCCATTAATGCCTTCATTTTGCAAAAGAACATCTGCGTCTTTTACACTTATTGTTGTTTGTCCACCAGATTCAGATGTTTCTATGCCACTTCCAGCAACTATATCTGAACTAAAATTATCTGCTTCTGTAATTACTACATCAGCTGTACCGTTATCAATTTTTAATTTATTATCGTCATAAAAAACAATTTTTTTATACACATCTTTAATCTTATTTGGTCCTGTTAAACTTCCACCCATTATGTTGTCACTCCTATATCTTCATATGTTGGTTCATTTACACTTGCTACATCACTATAACTAGCATCGCTAGGTATAGAAATGTTACTAAAAGTATGTACACTTCTTGTTATATCTGTATAAATGCTACTACTTGGATCTGTTATAGCTGTTAAAGTCACATCTGTTGGTATTGCTACGTCTGCAAAATTACCATCAGTGTTGTCATTAAAATGTTGTACTAACGAATCAAACGATTTATTAATATCACTTAATGCAGATAAACCAAAGTTTCCTTTCTTCCACGTATTAGCCATTATTTCTTTTTAACAATCTTTTTAATTTTACCATTATGAGTTCTAGCAAACTTATATTTTTTAGTTTCACGTATAAGTGTACCATAATAAGTTTTACCGCCCCATTTCCAACTAACTCTTTTAGCCATTATGTCTCCTAAAAACTATGTTGTTTAACTGTAGTAGCTCCAGATACTCTGCCTCTACTCTTAAATGTTTTTGCTTCTTTTATACCACGTTCAAATTTATTTTCAAAATATAATGCTTGAGCTACTCCGTCTTGTGTTTGTTCATATCCAAGTTGTATAGCTTTATCAACTAAATACTGATGAAATTGTGTAGGTAATTCACTTTGTTCTGTCATAGCACTACCACCAGAATCTAATGTATTAAAATGATCTGCTTTTTTATGATAAAATAAAGTAATCTTTCTTACATCTGTTGGTGATGCAAATTGATCTTTTTGTTCTTCCATAGGGTCATGCAGTGCAATACCGATAGAATCTCTTTCTACCCACCATACCCATTGTTTAGTTGTTCTGTCATATATTGTATTATAATTAGGCATCTAGCATCTCCACTTTCTCAATGATTTATTAATTCTTGAATTAGGATCGTTTTGTTTTTTAGTTCCAGTTAACTTCTTTTTCATTCCTCTCATACGTGCACAAAAAGATTTTCTTCTTGCTTTTCTTTTCCCCTTTGGTTTTTTTTCAGTTACCGCAGTTTGTAATTTGCTACCAGGATTTTCTCTTCTGTAGGAAGCTACACCTTTTTTGTTCAATCCCCCGCTAGGATTCTTACCTTCTTTTCTTTGCCATGCTGGTGATTTTGCCATTACGTTAAGTCCCTATATTCTGGTCTGCCCATCAACCTGTTAATCTTTATTGTATTACCATCATCATCAACGATATCTACACTTTTAATTTCTAAAATACTTTCTTTTAAACCATAATATCTTTGATTAGCTACTGTATCAAACTGAGTAGCTTCATCCAATACTAATGTTCTAGAACAAAACTCATCTGATGCCTGATTTAGTAAATGTATAATTTCATTACTACCAAGATCTGGATGATGTTTTCTAACTAACTCTATCATCTGCTGGAGTTTCATAATCCTTAACCTCTCTGTTTGGTATTAAATATATACTTAAAAAGTTATTCAAATCTGTTGTTACTACTTGTAATTGCGTTGTATACCAATCATAATCAGCCATTTTAGCGTTTACTTCAGCCCCGTAAAACTCTACTCTAGCTAAATAATCTTGTATTTCTTGCGCTTCACTTTCACTTGTAATTCTTGCTGCTTCTATTTTTTGTTGTAAATCTGTAGTATATATAGCTAATTCTTTATTATATTCGTTTAATTCATTTTCAATATCTGCAGCATATTGTTGCAATAATTGAGCCTGTTTTCCTAATGCCACTTGTGCCATTTCTGGATCTTCGTCTGCAATAAAATCATCTACTCCAAAATCTGCTTCTGTTCCAGATGTTGTATCTGAACCTGACAATGTTCCATAATTGGTTGTTATAGTAGGTTTACTATAACTTGGCGCAGTGCCTAAGCTTGCTAATGTAGTATCATTTAATGTTACTGCGGTAGGAATTGTTGGTAATGTTACGTTAGCCATCATTAATCTTAATACTTCTTTTGCAGCATATAATACAACACCTCTTTCTAATTCATCTGGAAAATTACTAATAGATGAATCTCCTAAGCTAACAGATGTATCTGGAGTTATATGTTTTACTAGAGCACTTTGTCCATTTGCAGGAGTTGGTATAACATTTAAAGTTCCATTTTCTATATAGTATTTAGGATCTAACTTACTAGTAAAATAAATACTATTTACATCCGTATAATCACCTGCATCCTCTGGGCTTATTTCCATAGCTTTTCTATTGCGTGAACCATCGTTTCTAGTAACACTTACAATCTTTAATACTGATGCAGTACTCATGGTTGTAGGCGAGCTATTTAATGTTGTAGAACTTGTCATTCTATTAGCCATATCATCATTAAACGAAACATACCTTGTTATATATTTAACACCTTCCTCTAAATACAAATCAGCTTCTGATGTGTAGTCAGGGCTATCTATATCACCAACTATTGCTTCTATCTGTGTTTTAAAACTCATCTATTATCTACCTTTAAGAAACTTTATTTCTTTCTTTTTTCCAATTTTAAAAGAACTACCTGGAACTTGTTTTACTACGTTATTTTTACCTAAATTTTTAAGTTCTTTATGAGCGCCTTTGTATACATTTTTTTGATACTTATCTGCTGCATGTCTGATTGATTGACCTCTTGGCGAACCAGGATACTCAGGTAAATTGTGTTTTTTTGCCCAAGAAGCTCTTTTTTTACCTGTCTTTACAGGACTTGTTTTCATAAAGTGATCTAATTTTTGTGCATAATTTTTAGCTTCTTGACCTGGTGCAGGTTTGAAAGACATACCTCTTCCAGTATTTTTAGTTGAATCTGTCAATTTCTTAGCTACCTTTTTAATTATTTTACCACCTATTCTTAACGCTTTTAATGCTAATGGATTTGCCATTACTTACCTACCTTTTTTAATTCAATCATTATTACTTCTGATTTGTTTTTCACATTTGTTCTGTCGGGCATTCCTGAAGTTGCTATTCCTTTTTTTACTTTTTTCATTTTCTACCCTCTTTTCTTTTTCTTCTTTTTAATCTACGCAATTTATTTCCACCTACTACTTTATTCTTAACTCCACGAGCTCCTTGATATAAACCAGCAGCACCAACGACTTGTACTGCTCTAGCACTTGCGTTACTTCCTTCAACCATTTTAGCAACCGATGCTCCAGCTTTGCTCATACGACCAATCATTGTAGGTTTTTCTCCTACTTTAACATTCTCTTTTACACTTCCATATTTCTTAGATGGATTTTTTGCTTTTGAAATTTTACCAGTTTTAGTTTTATATTTTGTAACTGTTTCCATAACTGGTTTTACTTTATTGAAAGGACCAATAGGACCTGGTTTAGATAAAGATTTTCTAATCTTTTTAGCTCCAGCTCTTATTGCTTTTCTTCCTACATATCTTGCAGCTAATGCTACCCATGGTAATGCCATAATTGTTTCCTTCCCCAATAATGGGGGGATATATTTCAATCCCCCCGTTTATCTTAACTAAATTGCAATACAGTGTGTGTTTCTGGTAAAGAAATTTCTAGACCTGCTTCTGTAAGAACCATGTCTTTTCTTCCGTCAACATTTCTGTTTTGTACATTAGTAATGATTTGAGTATCACGTGATACACCGTTACCCATTAATGGACGGTATGCTACGTTATTCAAATCAATCATAATTGCTGTATTTTCGTGAATACCTCTAAATAGTGGTTCCATAACAAAGTTAAGGTTACCATAAATAGTTGATACTCTTGTTACAGCATGTCCGAAGTTACCTTGAACATTTTGAATGTCAAGACCACTTCCAACCTGACTGTTTAAAGCCATTGTATTGCCTAAGAATGAAGACCCACCAAGTTTATTCAACCATGATAGAACTTTTCTTGAAGCTAATACTAGTTTTTCACCGCTGTTTCCAGACTCTGGTGAGAAAACGTCTTCCATAGAGTCAATGAAGTGATCGTAATTAGCTGAAGAATAAGCATAAGTTTTCACTTTACCGTATGCTTCAGTGTAAGGTACGATACCCCATGTTCTTCTAACTGGACCAGTTGCTGTAGAATCGTCTGTTCCTACACCGAATAGCATAGCATGCTCAAGATCCATCTTATGTTCCATAAGTTTTTCTTGATATACTCTCATGTATTCGTTAGAAATTCCACGATATCTAGTAGCTAGAGCTGTACCAGAGAATAGAGGTACTGAGGTCTTAAAGATCTGACAGTATCCTTCTCTGTTGTAGAACTCATCACTCCAACCTTCTGGGTCAGTTCCACCTTCAGCAAATGCTGAACCTACAACTTGACCTTTCATGTTGTCGTCAAAACGTAGCTTAGATGCACTTGCAGGTGTTTGAATACCTTTAGTTGCAGCGTCTGCTCCGTCAGCTGATCTAGTAGCCTTAAGCATTAACTTAAGGAATGTAGCTGCTTTAATTTTAGCTTTGCTAGAATCTGTAGCTTCTACTTCATCGATCTTGTAATATGCGATTGCTCCTACGTCACTTCCGTCTGAACCGTCAGCATCGTATTCACATTCTATTGCAACAATTTGTCCTACTAATAGGAACTCAGGTGCAACGTTTGTTGATACCTCTCTACCAAATTTATCATAGCCACAATCTACGTAGAAGTTATCTCCACTAACAATAGCAAAAGCATCTGTGTTATAGTCACCGACTACTTTAGCTGCTTGCAGTTGGAAATTACGTCTCTGCCACTGATGTCTTTGCTCTAAGAACTTAAACACAGGGTCATCTGTAGGTTTCTTTGCGACATTGGATAAATAGGTGAAGAAAGGTGATTGTTGAGGAGCTAATTCAGCTACTCTTTCACCAAAGTTGAAAATTCGTCTATCAACATTGATGGAAGTACCCTGAACAGCTTCTCCTGGATTTATACTATATATGTTAGCCATCTTAATTCACTTCTCCTAGTTAAAATGGATTCTTTTTGTTAAAGTTTTCTATCATAGAATCCATCATTTTATCTTCTGATCTTTTAGATGACTGCACATTGACTCCAGCCTTTACCCCAATAGGTTTAGGTATTGACAGTTTTGACTGTTGCTGCATCATATTAGCTTGTTTTTGCAATGCTGCATCATTAACCTGTGTAATAGTTTGACTAGAATCAGGTTGTTGATTTATCTTGTGCAATTTAACTAAGTTGTCCAAAGACATTGATTCAGGTGATGTCATTTTTACTAAAAAGTCATTAGCATCTTCTGTGCTATAACCATAATTACGTTGTAAGTCAGATACTAATTGAGCTTCTTGAGCTTGTTTCTTAGTCTGTTCTTCTATCTTACGTAATGATTCAACACGTTGTTCTTCTAATGATGTAGTATATTCTGTCATTTTTTCCATATATTCAGTTGATTTTGCTAAATATCTAGCACTGCTACTATCTGGGTCGGCTATTGCCTCGGAATGATCAAAGTCTGCAGGCTTAACAGGTTTAACAGGTTTTTCCATAGAAACTGTCTCCTTTTCTGCTGGTGCTAGCGAAGCAGTTTGTGTCTGTTTTGTCAGTAAATCTGACACTTGAGACTTCAAAAGTTCCACTTCTGCTGCACGTTTATCTGCTTGACTTTGCCAGTACTGAAACTGGTTTGCGTCTTCCTTTGGGTCAACAGATGGTAAAGCTTCTGTAGGTTCATCTACTGATTTCTCTTGAGATTCTCCAGTTTGAAATGCAAATTCTTTTGAATTATCTCCAAAGATATCATTAAAGATGTCTTCTTCTGGTGCAAGGTCCACTGCAGTCTCTTGTGGTGCCTCAACCTTTGGTTGTTCTACTTCTGTTGCCTGTATATTTTGAGTATCACTCATTTTCTTGTTCTCCTAACTCTAACTCTCCTTCAGCTGTAACAGCATTTGCGGAGTTTATCAGATTTGTTTCAACATCGGCAAGACGTGTTTGATACATCGTAGTTGCCGCTTCAGCTCTGTTTCTTACTTTATCTAAACCTGAGCTAAATTTTTCTACCTCTAAACGTTTCTTAGCATGTAGCTCTTCACGTGTAGCGGTTTGTAAGTCGCCTTTGACTTTCTTTAATTCTTCTTGCATTGCCATCATTTGTTGTTGCATCTGCTTCATTTGTCCAGCACGTTCTAATACGCCATCTACATCTACAAGCTCTGACTTCTTGAGAACTTCTACCTGGTCTATTAATCCAGCTTGATACATTTCTTGATAAGTTGCTAACAATGCCATTCTATTAGTTGGTAGTGTAGATCCAGCTACAACTTTTACATCATATTTACCAACACCTATGTCATGAAATTTAGTTACCTGTCCATTTTCCATTGACTTGTAAAAATTAAATCTTTCTTCCTTTTCAATACCATTTGGTTGTACTAATCTAATTACTTTTTCTTCTGTGTAAAGCTGTTGCATCAAAGGTATTGCAACTTTAGCTACTTGATTTAAAAAGTTTTCCACATCATCTCTTCTAGATTTAATACGTCTTTGTCCAAACTCGTCTACTACCAATGTTCCTCTGTATGTAGAGGGTGCGTTTGCTGTACTTCCTTGCATTAATTCAAAAATACCAAACCCATATTCTAAATCATATTTAGCATCTGCTTCATTTTTATATAATTCATTGGGAAGAGGCACGGGCCCTGCTACAATAGGTGCACCTAGTTCTGCGTCAAATTCAATAACGCTGGTTCCAGCTCTTCCCCACTCTTCTTCTATCATTCTAATATCCGCAGAACCTCTCGGTATAAGAAGTTTTACATTTGTACTTGTAGATGCATGAGCTATAATTAGTGATCTAATCTTGTTAATATACTCTTGCAAAGGCCTAAATAAACGTACATCTGATTCAGGAAATGGATTTCTATGATGTATGTTCATGATTGGAACGATAGGGTACTCTTCAGTAGGTAAAATTCTTTGATACAATAAATTATCTCCAACAGAAACAGTCATTGCAACGCAACATTTTTCTATTTCATTAGAAACTATTTTATTCATCCCTATTAATTCTTCTGCTGTAATAGGAGAAATTACTGTAGTACTTCCTGGAATAGAGTCTTCATCTTCCATGCCAGGTACTCTAACAGGGTTTTGTGGGATAATATTGCCTTGTTCATCTATTTCAGGTTCTGGTAATTCAAAATGAAACATTGTTCCAGATTCTTCTATAATTCTAAACATTTCTTCTACTGCGTCAGGATCTGAAATAATAACTTCTTCTCCAGTCAATTTATTTAATCTAATATAGTATTTAGAAAGATATTGACTATATTCATCTGCATTAAATAAAAACTCTTCCTGACTAAAAGGTTCAAAAACATTATAGTACATATGCATTTCTTTTGTATATCTTTCAATAAATTTTCTTTTTGTATGATATACATTGTCATCATCACCTTTAAATATTTGACCTTCTGTTGCAGCCAAATCAGTTGTAGGATAATCTTCGTTATCTGCTTGATGAGATGAAGCATC